TTCAGCATTGGGGCGGTTAATGACCGCTCCACGCACCAAGACCGAAACATTAAGCAAAACAGCAAAGAGTTACATCCAAGAACTTGTTTTAGAACACAAATTCGGAATTAAAAAAGAGTTTTCAAGTAGATACACCGACAAAGGATTACAATGTGAAGACGAAGCAATAAGTTTGGTAAACGATGTTTTAGGTTTAGGATTTATATTTAAGAACGAAGAACATTTTAACAACGAATGGATAACAGGAACACCGGATGTAAACACGAATGAAATTCTTTTAGACATAAAATGCAGTTACGAAGCACACACGTTTCCGTTCTTTGAAGACGAAATACCTACAAAAGATTACTACTATCAATTACAGGGTTATATGTGGCTAACGAATAAAACCGAAGCGTTGTTATGTTATTGTTTAGTAAACACTCCGTTAGAAATAGTTGAAGACGAAGTTAGACGTGAACATTGGAAACAATTTAAAATTGACGAAGACGCAGAGCTGCGAGAATACGTAGAAAAGAAACATAACTTCGACCATTTACCGGAACAAACAAAAGTAAAAGTCTTTAAAATTGAAAGAGATGAAACTGTAATTTGGGAAATACAAACAAAGGTTGAAGAAGCAAGAATTTATTTTAACAGTTTAATTGAAACAATATGAAAGAAAAAGCAATAGCAATTATTATTTGGATAGCAATTTATGGGTTTGCTGCCGTTGGTATTTACAATTTATTTAATTGGTTGATATGAACATACAAATACAAGACAAAAACGTTTTAAGCGTAATGGCACGATTCAAAGAACGTTCAGAAGCAGGAATAAAGAAATACCAAACAACGTTAGAGCGAACCGATTTAACCACGTTAGAATGGCTTACACACGCACAGGAAGAAGCAATGGACTTTGTTCTTTACTTGGAGCGACTAAAACACGAATATAAAATAACTAAAATAGAAAAACAATGAATTTAGATTTATTTGGAAACGAAATTGTAAAAGATGAATTATTAAGAGATAAATTCATAGAGCCACCATTCAGCGTATTAGATACTAAAAGCGGAAATTGGCAAAAGAGAAAAAGACTATGGATTAGCAAAGGATTAAAAAGCGAAATAGGCAGAGCTGCTAAAGCTATTATAGGCGGAACAGATATTTATAGAAAAATATCAGAAAAGGAAGATTATAATAATAGGGATAATTATGTGAGTGTATTTGACCCTGCCTTATGTGAAGTGCTTTACCATTGGTTTTGCCCTGATGGTGGTAAAATATTAGACCCTTGTGCAGGTGGTTCTGTTCGTGGAATAGTTGCACATTATTTAGGTTATAAATATTCAGGAGTTGATATAAGACAAGAACAAGTTGATAGCAATAGAGAACAGGCATTAAATATTTTACCTATTAATAATCAACCACAATGGTATGTTGGTGATAGTAGAGAGTTTTTACATATAGGAGATAACAGGCACGAACCTTTTTATAATCAAGAAGAAACATTTGATTTTGTATTTACCTGCCCACCATACGCAAATTTAGAAACTTACAGCACATTAGAAGGTGATATTAGTAATATGAATTATGAAGATTTCCTTAAAGCATACGAATTGATTATATATAATAGTTGTGCATTATTAAAAAAAGGATGTTACGCTTGTTTTGTTGTCGGTGAAGTGAGAGGTGATGATGGCAATTATTTAGGACTTGTACCTGATACTATTAATGCTTTTAAAAAATCAGGTCTGAAATACTATAATGAAGCAATTTTATTAAATCCTGTTGCAAGTGCAAGTATGAGAGCAAATGGAAATATGAAAAGCCAAAAACTTGTGAAAATTCACCAAAATATTTTAGTTTTTAAAAAACATTAATCATTAAAAAATAGAAAATTAGTAAAATACAAACAATCTAAATAAATAAAAATGGAAACAAGAAACAACACAGGTGCAATTTTTAAGAACGACAACAAAAAAGCGGAGAACCATCCGGACTACAAAGGCAAAGTAAACGTAAACGGCAAGGATATGGAAATAGCGTTATGGATGAAAACTTCAGCAAAAGGAGTTAAATTCTTTTCAGCTTAATTTAGTGAACCATTTGTAAAAGGTGAGCCACAAATTAACGGAACTTTAAAACAACCAAGTTATGTTAATTTAGATGCAAATGACGATTTACCGTTTTGATATGTACATACAAGACGAACAGCTACGAACTGAATTAAAAAAGATTTTAGCTTTTAAAAAACGAAACAGCATAGTAAAAGAAATACAGGACAAAGGAAACAAATTTCACTTTTTTCAACTTACAAACTTTCTACAGGGCAAAGACGTTTCACTTTCAACGCTTAAAAAAATAGATAACTTCGTAAATAGATAACGTTTTCGGGCTTGGCGAAGTGGCTGAACCGAATGTTGATAGAAGCACAAAACTTTAAAATTAAAAACGAATGATTGATAGAATTACTGAACAGCCATTTTGCCAAACCCGTGTTATGTGCAGGACGGTTGATAATCTTGAACTCCTTTTGTCGCAATCTGATAAAAGTGTAGATTTAATTTATTGTGATATTCTTTACGGAACTGGTAGAAACTTCGGAGATTACCAAGATTTAAAACCGATTAGAAGCGAAATAGAAAGCCACTACTTACCAAGACTTATCGAAATGAAACGAGTGCTAAAACAAAACGGCTCAATTTATTTACAAATGGATTACAAAATAAGCCATTGGTTGCGTTTAATTATTGATGATATAGGTTTACTATTCCAAAATCAAATAGTTTGGCATTACGGACTTGGAAACAATAATAAGAAACGTAATTGGCAGGATAAAAGCGATGTAATTCTTTTTGCCACCAAGACAAAAGATTATACCTGGAACGATATGAGAGGCGATGTGACACCACAAATGAAAGCTAAATATTGCCACCAAGACGAATATGGATTTTATATGATAAGTTACGGCAAAAAGTATTATTTGAAAGGTGGCAAAAGAATGGGTAATGTATTTGATTTGCCAAACTTATCAGCAACCGATGGCGAAAGAGTGGGATATAATACTCAAAAGCCAAAAGAACTAATAAGCCGTTTTATTTTAGCTTCCACAAATGAAGGTGATACGGTAGCTGATTATTATTTAGGTAGTGGCACAACGGCAGTCGTTTGTAAAGAACTGAACCGAAATTTTATAGGTTGCGACATTAATCCAAAGGCTATTGAAATAACAAATTCTCGTTTAGATGCAGTTTCGTAGCCTTGCACATAACGTTTCTCGGCTTTGCGATGGTGGGGTTTCAAGGCACGAATGTTCAACCCACAAATAATGTTTAATACAATTACAAATGATTGATATAGCACAAAAGCCCCACTATTGCAAAACCGATGTTATAGCCAGTACGGTTTATAATGAGGACTGTATGACTTTAATGGCTTGTTATCCTGATAAATTCTTTGACCTTGCTGTGGTTGATGTTCCTTATGGAATTGGCGAAAGTTTGAAGAAAAGAGAAAATACGACAAGCGACAAATGGAAAGCGCCAACAAAGAAAATACACAACCCTAAAGATTGGGATAAATCAGCACCCGATAAAAGTTATTTTGATGAACTAATAAGAGTATCTAAAAATCAAATTGTGTGGGGTGCAAATCACTTTATAAGCCGTTTGCCTTACGATAGTAGTTGCTGGTTAGTTTGGGATAAAAAGAATGGCGAAAGTGATTTTGCAGATTGTGAACTTGCTTGGACTTCATTTGACAAAGCAGTAAGAAAATTTGAATGGTTGTGGAATGGTTTTCAAAAACAAAGACCAGAAGTAAGAATACATCCAACTCAAAAACCGATTGCTTTATATGAATGGATTTTCCAAAACTATGCAAGTGATGGAAATTTGATTTTAGATACTCATTTGGGTAGTGGTTCAAGTAGGATTGCTGCCGAAAAGAACAAACTAAACTTTGTCGGGTGCGAAATAGATAAGGAGTATTTTGATGCACAGGAAGCAAGGTTCAAAGAATTTAAAAGTCAGCTCCGATTATGGTAGTCGGTAGTATTGGCTATAACAGTTGTATAGACGCTTGTTTTAATGGCGTTTATACTTTGTTATTTGTAGGCGCAGACTTAATTGTTTGCGCTTTTTTTGTTGTACACAACTAATTGTTAATAAATTCGTTTGTTTATTGTTGAAAAATTAATCATACATTTGCTTAATATATAAACAATTAAAAATTGGAATGGTTAACTAAAGTTGCAAAGCATCATAACGAATGGGTCAAAATGGTTAATCAATTTGGCGAATACTTCTTTGCTGAAGACATCGTACAAGAAACGTACATAATGTTGTACAAATGGAGCAGCGAAGAAAAACTATTCAAAGACGGAAACATAAGTAAAGGTTATATGTGGTTAGCTTTAAAAAATACTTTCCTTCAGCACGTGAACAAAAACAACAAAATCAAATTTATACCTTTAGACAATGTTTACAATTTAGCAGAAGAAAATAACACAGAAGAAAACGAAGCTTACAACGACTTGCTCAATAACGTAGATAGTGAGTGTGATAGTTGGCACTGGTACGACAAACAATTATTTGAACTGTACAAAAACACGAATAAAAGTTTACGACAAATAAGTGCAGAAACAAACATAAGTGTAACAAGTATATTTAACACTGTAAAGACTTGTAAAAAACGAATTAAAAATAACGTAGGTGAAGACTACCAAGATTTTATAAATAAAGATTACGAACTAATAAAAAAGAAAAAATGAAAAGTAAAGGATTAGGCGATACAATCGCAAAAATTACAGAAGCAACAGGAATAGACAAACTTGTTAAATTTATTGCAGGTGAAGACTGCGGATGTGACGAGAGAAAAGAAAAGTTAAATAAACTATTTCCGTATGCAAAACCGTTGTGTTTAACCGAAGACGAGTTCAACACGTTAGACACTTATTTTAAGCAAAACACGAACACACTAACAAGCGATGAACAAACAAGTCTAATAGCAATTAACAACAGAGTACTAAACCAAAAATTAACCTTCAGCACCTGTTCAAGTTGTTTACGTGATTTAGTAAGTAAGTTAAGAGTAATTTATAACGAGTACAGTCCAGAACAAACAGAAGATGCAAGTAGCGAAGGTTAAAATAAACAGCATAAAGACGAACCCAAAGAACCCACGTTTAATAAAAGACGACAAGTTTAAAAAGTTAGTCAATTCAATTAAAGAGTTTCCGCAAATGTTAGAACTACGTCCAATAGTTGTAGATGAAAACAATATTATTTTAGGTGGAAATATGCGACACAAAGCTTGTATTGAAGCAGGACTAAAAGAAGTTTATATTGTACAGGCAAAAGATTTAACCGAACTACAAAAAGACGAATTCATAGTTAAAGACAACGTAGGTTTTGGAGAATGGGATTGGGATATTTTAGCGAATGAATGGGACACGGACAAATTAACGGATTGGGGATTAAGTTTACCTGTTTATTTTAATGACAGCGATGAGTTAGGAACAGACTTTAATTTACCTGAAGGAGACAAAACACCGTTTCAACAAATGACTTTTACTTTAGCAGACGAACAAGCCGAACAAATAAAAAATGCAATAACAGATATTAAACAAACTGAAGAATATAAATATTGTGAAACATTAGGCAACGAAAACACGAATGGAAACGCACTTTATTTAATTATAATGCAATGGGCAGAGCAAAGGAAATAATCGTTAAAGTAATACCAAGTAAAATTGCAAATGAGTTTGTAAGGAAAAACCATTATAGCGGTAAGGTAGTTCCAAATAGCAATTTACATTTTGGTTGCTTTTTAGATAATCAGTTACACGGAGTTATGCAATACGGAAGTCCATTTATGAAAACAAAAGTTTTACCATTAGTAGAAAATACTAATTGGAATGAAATGTTAGAATTAAATAGAATGGCTTTTGATAATTATTTACCAAAATATAGTGAAAGTAGATGCATAGCAATAAGTATTAAATTAATAAAGAAAAACGCACCGCAAATAAAATGGATTTTATCTTTTGCAGACGGTACACAATGCGGAGACGGTACTATTTATAGAGCAAGTGGTTTTGTTTTAACTTCATTAAAAGAAAATAATAGTATTATAAAACTTTCAAATGGAGATATTGTAGCTTCAATGACTTATACAAAAGGAAAAAATATTTTAAAACAAGGTGGCAGAGCAGGAATACCAAAAGACGCAGAAAAGTTAAATGGTAATATGTTTAGGTATATTTACTTAATAGAAAAAACTTGCAAAATAACAGTTCCAATACTACCATTTAGCGAAATAGACAAACAAGGTGCAGGAATGTACAAAGGAGAAAAAATAAGTTTAAAACAAAGAAAATTACAAGCGTCGGAAGCATAAAAGTTAATGCGTTAATCATACCAGATTAAAGAAGGGGTGCGATACCACCCCGACGCTCAAATAAACAGTGAAATAACAGAGAATTATGGCTGATAAATTAGACAACTTAAAACCATTTGAACAAGGCGAAAGCGGAAACCCTGCCGGTAGACCGAAAGGAAGTAGAAACCGCAGCACGATAGCACGTCTTTGGTTAGAAACTACACAAAAGGCAAAGAACCCAATAACAGGCGTTGAAGAAACTTTAAGTCAAGAAGACTTGGGAACTTTAGCAATGGTTAAAAAAATGCGAGATGGCGATGTTTCAGCATACAAAGCACTAATGGATAGTGGCTACGGTGCGCCTGTTCAACAAATAGAACAAACAAATATAGAACAACCTTTATTTCCTGATGTTAATACGGACGACTGCAATTAGTAAAATTGCAAAGTTAGACAAGCGAATAAAAATAATTCAAGGCGGTACTTCAGCGGGTAAAACTTTCGGGGTTATTCCTTTATTAATAGACATAGCGACAAAGCACAAAAACACGGAAATAAGTATTGTTGCTGAAAGCATACCACACTTACGAAGGGGCGCACTAAAAGACTTCGTTAAAATAATGCGTTGGAGTAACCGTTTTTTTGAAGACAAGTTTAACAAATCTTTATTGCGTTACGAATTTTCAAACGGTTCTTACATTGAATTTTTTAGTGCAGACGATAGTTCAAAATTAAGGGGTGCAAGACGTGATATACTTTATATTAACGAATGTAATAACGTAACATTTGAAAGTTACAATGAACTTGCAATAAGGACAAAAAAACGAATATACCTTGACTTTAACCCAGCAAATGAATTTTGGGTACATACGGAACTAAAAGACGAACCCGACACAGACTTTTTAATATTGACGTACAAAGACAATGAAGCGTTAGATGAACGAATAGTAACGGAAATAGAAAAGAACCGCTTAAAAGCCACGACAAGCAGTTATTGGGCTAATTGGTGGCGAGTATATGGCGAAGGACTTGTTGGAATGTTAGAAGGAGTTATATTTTCAAACTACAAACTAATTGACACAATACCGCCTGAAGCACGGTTACTTGGTTACGGTTTAGACTTTGGGTATTCAAACGACCCGACAAGCATAGTTGAAGTTTACAATTACAACGGGCAAAGAATACTAAACGAAATATGTTACCAAACAAGTTTATTAAATAACGACATAGCAAAGAAACTACAAAAACACGTAATAGCATACGCAGATAGTTCAGAGCCAAAAAGCATTGAAGAAATACGCAGAACAGGACAACAAATTAAAGGAGTAACAAAGGGCGCAGATAGTGTAAACTACGGAATACAAATAATGCAGTCACAAAATTATTTAGTTACTTCACAAAGCACAAATTTAATAAAAGAATTAAGAGCGTATTGTTGGGACGCTGACAAGTCTGGTAAGACATTAAACAAACCGCAAGGCAAAAACGACCACGCAATAGACGCTGTACGTTACCACGAAATGGAAACGTTAGGTTTAAACAATACACACGGACAATATTTTATACGATGAGCGATTTAGAAGTAATGATGCAATGCGTACAAATTTACATCTACCAAAAAAAAGGTGTAAAGGTTCGTATTTATTTACGTGACATCCGAGATATTAATATGCTAAAACAAGCATTCGATTACATACAAAAAAACGAACACAACAAAAACACGAATAATTAATTATTAAGATATGAAGTTAGAAATAAACGTACCAACAACTTTAAGTGAAATACCATTAAAAAGCTACCAAGAATTTTTAAAAGTTCAACAGGGAAGCAACGACGAAGAATTTATAGCACAAAAAATGGTTCAAATATTCTGCGGAATAGAACTAAAGGATATTGTAAAAATGAAGTTGACAAGTTTAAACGAATTAATTACACACTTTACAAAGTTGTTTAGCGAAAAGCCGAAGTTTCAACCAACGTTTAAAATAGGAACACAAGAATTTGGATTTATAACTAACCTTGAAGAAATAAGTTTTGGCGAATATGTAGACCTTGAAAACAATTTACTAAAGTGGGAAGACTACCATAAGGCAATGGCTGTTATGTACCGACCTATTAAAATGAAGTTCAAAGATAAGTACGAAATAGTTGATTACAAACCAATGGAAGAAATGCACGAGTTAATGAAGTTCACGCCAGTTGACATAGCGATTAGTTCAAGTGTTTTTTTTTGGAATTTAGGAAGCGAATTATTGACAGCTACGCTTACTTATTTGGAACGGCAGATAAAGACGAACAAGAAGACGGAAACGAGTTTAGTGAACAAGCTCAATTTGGAAAACAATGGGGTTGGTATCAATCAATTTATGCACTCGCTCAAGGAGACATTACAAGATTTGACACAGTCACCGGCTATAGACTTACTATGTGTCTTACCTATCTCACCTTCGAAAAGCAAAAGCAAGAAATTGAACAAAGACAATTAAATAAATTACGAAAATGACAGGTTATTACAACTTATTAGACAAACTAAAAACACACTTTGACGCAGACGTTATTGTAAACACGGTAACACAAGGAGACATATTTAAAGTTGATTTAAGTAAACAAACTATATTTCCTTTGTTGCATATAATGGTAAACAGCTGCACGTTAGACGAACGCACAACAACTTGGAATATTAGTTTAATAGCAATGGATGTTGTAGACTTGTCAAAGAGCGCAACAACAAATATTTTTTTAGGCAACGACAACGAAATTGATGTATTGAATACACAACACGCAGTATTGAACAGAGCATATGAAATAATAAAACACGGAAGTTTAGCATACGATTTATTTCAAGTAGAAGGAACTGCAAATTTAGAACCATTTACTGAAAGGTTTGAGAATTATATGGCAGGTTGGACTATGACTTTTGACATAGTAACACCAAACGAAATGACAATTTGTTAAGATGAAACAAAGCGAAGTACAAAAAGAACTTGAAAGGTTTCGTGATTACGTTATTAAAGAAGCACGAAAGAATTTAACACGTGATAAAAAAAACGTTTCTAAAGGACTTTATCAAAGTTTAAAAGGAAATGTAAAGGCAATGCCTAATTCATTAAGTATGGAGTTTGAAATGAATCAATACGGACAATTTCAAGACAAAGGAGTTAAGGGCGCAAACCCAAGTTTAGTAAAAAACGGAAAACAAAAAGCTCCGAATAGTCCGTTTAGTTTTAAAAGTAAAATGCCACCTGTTGAACCTTTGAGTAAATGGGCGCAAAAAAAGAATATAAGATTTAGAAATGCAGACGGAACATTTGCAAAAGGTGGTTATAAGACTTTGGGTTTTTGGTTACAAAAAAGAATATTTGCACAAGGAATAAAACCGAGTTTGTTTTTTACCAAACCATTTGAAAGCGCATTTAAAAGATTGCCTTAAGAACTTGTAGAAAAGTTTGGTTTAGATGCAATGAATTTATTTAAAGAAACACAATTTAAAAACGAAAAGAAATAATGGCTAATATATTTACACGGTCTCCGTATATAATTAGGATTGCAGAAAGTGGACAAAACGGCTCAAAGGTAGAATTGTTTATAAGCAACACAACAAGTTTTTCAGCAACACCACAATACACTTTAAGTAAATTAATACCTGCGTCAAACAACATAGAAACACTTTACGACATAAGTTCTTACATACAAGAATACATAAGTCACGATGCTTGTTCTACAAGTGGCGATGCACAAGTAGTTACACCAACAAACCAATATGCAAACGTAAGGGTTAAAAGATATAAATTAGTAGGTTCTACTTACACACTTTTAAACACGGTTGACTACAAAGCGTTTAATGGTTACGGATATTACGAAGACAATGTTAATGATGATTTAGGCGATTACGGTTTAGATAGTTCTTTTAACCAAAATCACTATTATTTACCTACTCAATACGCAGGAAAAATACGAATAAATGTTGGAGCAAATTTTACCGTTGTTTACGATAATTTAAGCACATTTACACAAACAACTTTAGTTCTTGGAGCAACAGCAAACGTTTTTGATATTCCAAGAGTAAGAACGGCAAATGTAAACAATGGAAATTCTGTTACAATAAAAGACGCATCTTCAATTACACAGGCATTTTATAATTTTGTTCCAATTGAAGAATGCAAATATACACCAGTTATAATAGATTTTGTAAATAGATATGGAGCTTGGCAACGTGAGTTCTTTTTTAAGGCAAGTAACGATAACTTCAGCGTTGAAAACACGGAATACAATTTAATGCAAACATTTACTACAGTTTCAAATGTAACTACTTACAACGCTTTAGAAGGACAAAGAGAAACATTTAACACTAACGGCAAAAAAAGTATTAAGGTTAACACAGGTTGGGTTTATGAAAATTGGAAGGATGTTTTAAAAGAAATAATGTTAAGTGAACGAATACTGATTAACGATAAACCTGCGAAGATTAATACTAAAAGCACGGAGTTGTTTAAGAGTATAAACACGAAACAAATTAATTATACTTTAGACTTTGAATTTACATACGATGTTATTAATTCAGTAATCTGATGAAACGTCAAGTAGCAATATTTATAGAAACGGCTTTAGCACAAACCGAGTTAGAATTTTCACGTTTAGAATTATTTAACGATGAGAAAATAACCGTAAGTTCTACCATTCAAAATATTTCGGATATAAGCAAAATCTTTACAGACTATTCACAAGGTTTTACAATTCCTTGTTCACCTATTAATAATGCAATATTTCAACACTTTTACCAAAACGATGTTGATGCAACTATTGACTATCAAAACCGATACAACGCATATATAGAAGTTGACACAATTTTGTTTAGACGTGGTAAAATTCAGCTTGAAAAAACGAATTTAAAAAACGGACAACCTGATAGTTATTCAGTAACATTTTACGGAGCAGGAGTAAGTTTAAAAGACTTTTTTAATGAAGACAAATTAAGCCAATTAGATTATTCGACATTAGACCACGACTATACAAACACGGAAGTTTATAACAGAGTTACAACAGACAGTTCAGTAACCGATTACAACGTACGTTATCCATTAATAAGTTCAAATAGAGTTTGGCAGTTTGGTTCAAATGTTCCGTTACCCGACGCAAACGTACCTAATTGGTATGAATACCCTGCAAGTAACGTAAACAACATAGGCGACAATGCGGGTAGAATTTTTTACACAGAATTATTTCCTGCTGTTAGAGTTGCAAGTATATTTGATTTAATTGAAAGTAAATACGCAATAACATTTAACGGAGTATTTTTACAAAGTGACTTATTTAGAAAAGCATTTTTATATTTTAAGAATAAAGCACAAGTTAATTTTATTGGCAATGCAAGTGATTTGGATTTTTTAACTACATCAAACCCAAACGTATTTTTTTTAACTACAAATAAATTTGGACTTTTTTATGTAATTCCTTCAAATGTTTTTGTAAATGGCACGTTGCAATTTAATTGTACGAGTATTACGCCTAACCCAACAACGTATTATATTGATGTGTATAACAATAATGTTTATGTAAATACCTTGTTTGGAACTACAACAGGTGCAGTAAACCAATTTAACATAAATATTTTTCAATCTGATATATTATCGTTTAAAGTTCGAAGCGGAGCTTCAGCTATAATAAATTTTAATTTTTTATTAACAGTAACAACGTCAATTGCAGGTTCTTATAATACATCAACATCCACCGCTACTGCAACAGTAAGCACTAACACAAATACAAGTTTATCAACTTTAGCGCCTGATTTAAAAATAGTAGATTTTATAACAGGAATATGCAAAGAATTTAATTTAACAGTCTATTCAAACACGAAGAACGTATTTACTTTTGACCCTATACCTTATTGGTATTCAAAAGGCGCAGTAGCTGACATAACAGAATTTACTGACATAACAAGCATTGAAATTGAACGAATGAAACTTTATAAGTCTATTGAGTTTAAATATCAAGACAGCGAATGTATGTTAAATAAATACTTTTTAGAAAGTCCATTAAACGCAGACGCTCACGGCTACGGAAACACGAAAATAGGTTGGAACTATGACGGTGGAGAATACAAAGTTGAAAGTCCATTTGAAAACTTACTAAATAATAACTTCGGAAACAATTTACAAG